AGACAAATCAGAGATCTTGAACATGAAATTCAAACTATTACCAGTAACTTACAAAACAGAAATACTGAACATGAGAAACTAGAAGAGTTTCGAGAAAATCTCCAAAAGACAATAGAAGACCTCTCAGACAAAAAACAAGAAATCGTTCATTACGATTTTGCCTATTCCTTACTCAAGGACGATGGCGTAAAAACGAAGATCATTAAGAAATATCTTCCGTTCATTAATCAGCAAGTAAATCGTTATCTTCAAATGATGGATTTCTACATCAATTTTAAACTTGATGGGGAATTCAATGAAACTGTTGAATCACCAATTCATGAACACTTCTCATACTCTTCTTTTAGTGAAGGTGAGAAAATGAGAATTGACCTTGCACTCCTCTTTACTTGGAGAGAAGTTGCACGACTCAAGAATTCGGTGAATACTAATTTGCTGATTATGGATGAAGTATTTGATTCATCACTTGATGGATTTGGAACAGAAGAATTTCTTAAGATCATTCGGTATGTGATTAAAGATGCTAACATCTTTGTCATTTCTCATAAGACTGATCTGCATGACAAATTTGAAAGTGTCCTAAAGTTTGATAAAGTAAAAGGTTTTTCAACTATGGTGTCTTGATACACCCAAGAACAATGCAAGTCCCCAACTGGAAACACAATTCTGGTAAAGAACAGAAACGAAAACTGAAACCACAAGCAATGCGAGCACGGCGAGAAGCACTACGCCAGTTCAAAAAGCGTCACATGACCCCGCCTGAACAGCGGGGTTCTTTTGTATAATACTTCCATACGAAACAAATCAGATGGCAGTCAATCACGAAATCAAGTCTCAACTCGCCAAACTGCTTGCTACTGAGGATCTGGTGGTTGAGCACAAAAAAGTAGAGACCGCTCAGTTCAATGTTCATACCCGTGTGTTGACTCTTCCGATGTGGGAGCGAGCAAGTAGTGTTGTATATGATATGCTTGTCGGTCATGAAGTTGGTCATGCACTTTACACTCCTGACCGCAACTGGTTGAAGGAAGTCAAGATTCCCCCTCAGTTTGTCAATATTGTTGAGGATGCTCGTATTGAGAAACTAATGAAGCGTCGTTATGCTGGTCTTTCTAAGACGTTCTTTAATGGGTATAAAGAACTTGCAGAGCAAGATTTCTTCCAAGTTGCTGATGAAGATATCAGTTTGATGAATCTTGCTGACCGTGCAAATCTGCGGTTCAAGATTGGTAACTACACTCTAGTTCCTATTGAGAGTGGTGAAGAGACGGAAATTATTGATGCAATTGCAGATGCTGAAACTTTTGATGAAGTTCTTGTAGTAGCAGAACGACTTTACAAATATTGTAAGGAGAAGCAAGTCAAGACTGACCAACATCAGCAGGAGCAGGAAGAGGGACAAGAATCTCCCGAAGCACAGTCTGGTGGAGGTATGGAGACTGAATCTAATTCTGATTCTGAGGGTGGTGAAATTGGTGGAGAACAACCTAAGTCTCAGATTGAAGATGAGTTCTCTGAAGAAGAGGAAGAACTTGATGATTTGGATGTGAAGACTGCCAATTCTCTGGAAGATGCAATCAAAGAACTTGCATCCATGGATGGGTATGAGAATGTTTATGTTGAGATTCCTGACCTAAAAATTGACCAAATCATTATTCCCAATAATGTAGCTCATGATGGTGCTAAGAATTATTGGTCTAGTTGGTTGGAGGAAGCTGAACTCTCTGAAGAATCGGTTTTTGGTGAAGTTGATAAAAGATTTGTAGAATTCAAACGTTCTGCTCAGAAAGAGGTCAACTATCTGGTCAAAGAGTTTGAGTGTAAGAAGGCAGCAGACTCCTATGCTCGTGCCACCACTGCTCGAACAGGCATTCTGGATTGCTCTAAACTTCATACCTACAAGTACAACGAAGACCTCTTCAAGAAGGTCACCACTCTTGCTGACGGCAAGAACCATGGACTGGTGTTCATTCTTGATTGGTCAGGATCTATGTGTGATGTGATGCTGGATACTGTTAAGCAACTTTTCAACCTTATTTGGTTCTGTAAAAAAGTTGCTATTCCGTTTGAGGTGTATTCTTTCACTTCCGATTATCCTCACGTTCATACTGACGAAAATGGTAAGGTTACTGTTCGTGATGTTCCTTATACCCGACGTGATGGAATCTTCCATGTTGGTGAGTGGTTCTCTCTTGTCAATATTTTCACTAGCAAAGTGAATGGTAAGACTATGGAAGACCAAATGAAAACTATTTTCCGTCTTGCACATTCTTTCAGTCGTTATAACCGTTGCTATGCACCTACTCCTCCTGGTATGGGTCTTTCTGGAACTCCTTTGAATGAGACTCTTCTTACTCTTCATAAGATTCTTCCTAAGTTCAAGAAAGAGAACAAACTTCAGAAAGTCCAGTGTGTTGTTTTGACTGATGGTGAAGGATATGACCTTAAGCGTCATGCGGAAGTTCAACGTTCTTGGGAATCTGAACCCACTATTGGGTGTCGTTCAGTTACTCCTAACTGTATTCTTAGGGATCGTAAGACTGGAAACACATATTCTCTTGATTGTGATTGGCATCAATTTACTGACATTCTTCTTCGTAATCTGAAGGATAACTTCCCCGAAGTTAATTTTATCGGTATTCGTGTCCTTGAGTCTCGTGATGCTGGCAGTTTTATTCGTCGGTATTGTGGATACTCTGGAAAACTCCATGACGATACTATGAAAGAATGGAAGAAGCAGAAAGCATTCTCTCTTAAGAAATCTGGATATGATACCTACTTTGGTATCTCTTCCAATTCTCTTTCTAAGGAGTCTGAGTTTGAAGTTGCTGAAGATGCAACAAAGACTCAAATCAAATCTGCATTTGTCAAAAGTTTGCGAACTAAAAAGATGAATAAAAAAATTCTTGGAGAGTTTGTGGAACTTGTTGCCTAATAAATATTTCTATAGTAATAGGTAATTAAAATGTCTAGATTTGGTGATTTATTGAGTGGTAATGCCACTCCTTCCCCTTCTCCAAAACCTGTAGTAGAAGAAACTGTAGAAACTGTAGAAACTGCAGAATCTCCCATTGTGGGTGAAGATACTACAAACTATGATGAGGTAATTGAAAAAGAACTTAGCGAATCTTCTGAGGAAGAAGTTGTTGAAACTTTTCCGTATGAAAGTGACCTATCAATTCATGATATGAGTAAAAGTGAACTTGAAGAATATGGCAGAACGGTTGGTATTGAACTAGATAGAAGACATTCTAGAAAGAGACTCATTCGGGAATTGGAAGAGTATTTGGCCGATTCTTGAACTGTCCACAGGGGGTCTTTGGACCTCCTTTTTTCTTGTATAATAACTTCAGTTGAAACGAACAAACCACATTATGTCTCTTTCCGCAGATTACATCCGCACTTCTTTGCAGTCTCTATATGGCGAGTCTGTGGCAAGCGGAGATATTCGTGCTTGGTGCTCTATGAATGATGTCAACTATCAAACTGTGACCAACAAACTGTCTCAATATAAAGTTGGTCGTGGTAAATGGAATCTGGAAGTAACAAAAGAGACAGTCCAAGATTTGGAAGTGTCTTATAGTGCTCCTGCTGCCATGCCTGCAGTTCAGCAAAACCTTATCCCCGAAAAAGATGATACCTTCGTCAAGTTTGGCAACTTCGGTCCTATTAAAAAAATTATTCAGTCCCGTCTATTCTATCCAACGTTTATTACGGGACTGTCCGGTAACGGAAAGACTTTCTCGGTTGAACAAGCATGTGCTCAACTTGGTCGGGAACTCATCCGTGTAAACATTACTATTGAAACTGATGAAGATGACCTTATTGGTGGATTCCGTCTTGTCAACGGTGAAACCGTTTGGCACAATGGTCCGGTCATCGAAGCCTTGGAGCGCGGTGCGATTCTACTGCTTGACGAGATTGATCTGGCTTCCAACAAGATTCTTTGCCTTCAATCGGTCTTGGAAGGGAAAGGTGTCTTCCTGAAGAAGATTGGTAAGTTTGTCAAACCTGCCGAGGGATTCCAAATCTTTGCTACTGCTAACACTAAGGGTAAGGGTTCTGATGATGGTCGCTTCATCGGCACTAATGTTCTGAATGAAGCATTTCTTGAGCGTTTCCCTGTGACCTTTGAGCAGGCATATCCGACTCCTGCACAAGAAATCAAAATTCTTGAGAGTGTCTCTAGCGACTTGAAGGTTGTTGCTCCCGATTTCTGCAAGCGTTTGGTGGATTGGGCAGATATTATCCGTAAGACCTTCTATGATGGTGGTATTGAGGAAATCATCAGTACTCGTCGCCTGGTTCACATTCTTCGTGCTTTCCGTATCTTTGGTGATAAGGCGATGGCAATTGAAGTTTGTGTGAATCGTTTTGACGATGAGACCAAACAGGCATTCCTTGAACTGTATGATAAGGTAGATGCTGATTTCGAAATGCCCGTTGACGAGCAAGTGGAGTCCTGATATAATGACTAATGCTTGGAGTTTGCTTTATGATGAAATGAACGAATCTGACACATTCAATATCAATATCGCCGGAGATACTATAATCTCTGGAGGAGAAGGAATTGATACTATTGATTTTGGTGCTGGACAATATGCTCCTTACCATAGCTCTATGAGTACTTATAGTACAGATACAATTACATTTGACCTTGGTATGCCTAGAAACAACAATTACAAATATAGTGAGGAAAAGATCCTCAAAGAATTGTCTGAATATATTAATGGAACTTACAATCAGCACTATTCTGCTGGTGATGACAAAATTCAGACTCTTGATTTGATTGAAGCTTGTGGTGACGGTGAAGCATTCTGCCGATCTAACATCCTCAAGTATGCCTCTCGTTATGATAAGAAGGGCACTGCCCGGCGTGACATTATGAAGATTCTGCATTATGCTGTTCTTCTAATGCATTTCAATGACAAGAATGCTCAACGTGAAACTTATCCCCAATAATGCCTCTATATACATCAAGAAATTGTAAAAAAATATATCACATACATATTCCGCGAACTGCGGGAAGATATGTTTCTTCTCTATTTCTTTTCAACAAATTTGAGGTACAGTTCAATTCTTTTGATTTTGATGATCGAATTGATGGTTATGATTTGACTCATCTTCCATGTCCGTACTATAATGAACTTGAAGGTGTTAGTAGCGTAAAAAAATTTGCAGTCATTAGAAATCCTTTTGATAGATTTTTATCTGTTTTAAAAATGATTGTAAATTTTGGTAATTTTCCTTATAATTATTTTGATGACGTGTTAAATCAAACATCCTCCGAAAATGTTAGGAATATTATTTTTAACATTTTGAATCGATATCCCTATTCTCTTCCACAATACAAATATATTGATGATAGTGTGTATTTGTGGAAGTATGAAAATGGGATGGGATATGATTTTGTTAGATGGATAAATTCAAACTTTGATTTGGATTTCAAATTTAATGAAGTTTCTTATGCTTTTCTTGAGTATGATCATTCCCATAACATTCCAATCTGTGATAAAGTTCGTGATGTAATAGTAGAATACTACAAAAAGGACTTTGAACTTTTTAAAAATTTAAAATGAAACTAAAAGAACACACAATGAAACTGTCTGATAATGCCCT